ACGGTGGCCAGTTTGAGGGCTACGAAAACCAGTGGAAGACCGCAAACACGACCAACTGGCCGTATTTGGAGGTCAACCCAGACGTGACCGACGGTCAAGGCGCGGTGTTGCCGTTGCCCGCCCGTGCCCAACCACCAATGGCCTCCAGCGGCTTGTTGCAAGCCAAAGCTGGTGCATCTGAGGACATCAAAGCGTCTACCGGCCAATACAACGCATCTTTGGGTATGTCATCCAATGAACGCAGCGGCAAAGCCATTTTGGCCCGCCAGCGCGAAGGCGACGTGGGCACTTACCATTATGGTGACAACTTGGCCCGTGGTGTGCGACACATTGTGCGTCAGTTGGTGGACTTGATCCCCAAGATTTACGACACCCAACGCGTGGCTCGCATCATCGGCATCGACGGTGAAACCAAGATGGTCAAGTTGAACCCTGACCAGCCAGAAGCCGTTCGCAAGATTACCGATCAGAACAATCCTGACATTGTGATCGACAAGATTTACAACCCCAACGTCGGCAAGTACGATGTGGTGGTGGCCACTGGCCCAGGCTACGCGACCAAGCGCCAAGAAGCCTTGGAAGCAATGGCCCAACTGTTGCAAGGCAACCCACAACTGTGGCAAGTGGCCGGTGACCTGTTCGTGAAAAACATGGACTGGCCAGGTGCCCAAGAGATGGCCAAGCGGTTTGCCAAGACCATCGATCCTAAGCTCATGGAAAACGGCGACAAGCCGCCAGAGTTGCAAGCCGCTGAACAGCAGATGCAAGCAATGGGCCAAGAGCTTGACCAACTGCATGAGATGCTTAAAAACGTCGGCAAGTCGATTGAAGCGCAAGACATGCAACGCAAAGATTTTGAAGCCGAAGTTAAAATGTACGAAGCCGAAACCAAGCGAATTGCTGCGGTGCAGGCTGGCATGACTGAGCAACAGATTCAAGATATTGCGATGGGTGTGGTCGCTGCGGCGATGGAATCGCAAAATATGATGAATGAAATGCCTGAGATGCCTCAACAAGAAATGATGCCACCTGAAGGCGAGATGATGCCGCCTGAAGAAGAAATGATGCCACCTGAACAACAAATGGGAATGCCACAATGAAAGCCGCTGATTTTTTAGGTGTGCTGTTTCTAGCACGGGACGTGACGCACAGCGTTCACTTGAACACTCGTAGTTTCAGCAAGCACGAAGCACTTAACATTTTTTACGATCGCATTGTTGGCGCGGCAGATGATTTTGCTGAAGCCTACCAAGGCCGTCATGGTTTGATTGGCCCCATCACTTTGCATTCGGCAACCAAGACTTCCAACATCATTGAGTTTTTAGAAAGCTCGTTGGCTGAAATCGAAGGTGCTCGGTATAAGGTTGCAGACAAAACAGATTCGTCATTGCAACAGCTTATTGATAACATCGTTGAGATTTATCTTCGCACCCTCTACAAACTCAAATACTTGGCATAAGGACACATCATGGCAAATTTTGCACAAATCACAGCGACCGCCAACATCAAGCCTATGGGCGGCAAGCTCAAAGGTATTTTTGTCAGCGCGGCTTCTTCCACGCCAACTATCACGGTTTATGACTCTGCTGCTGCGACCACAACTCGGACTGTTCTGAGTGTGTTCACACCCGCCGCTGCCACATCGTATGTGTTCCCTCTTGACGGTATTTACGTCAACAGTGGCATTTATGTGGTAATTTCGGGTACAGTGTCAGCAACGATCATTTTCGAATAATCAAAACCCGTACTGGTGCGGATCACCAGGGGATCTTAGGATTCAAAAATGACTGAAGAAGTCCAACAACCCTTAGCGGAAGTAGACTCCGCGCCCGCAGCAGAAGTGACGGCCACTCCTGAAGCAAATGTAAATGCGCCGGAAGTCGCTGAAGAAGCAAAAGAGCCTTCACGGGTTTTTACCCAAGAAGAACTTGATGCAGCAATCGGCAAAAGGCTTGCAAGAGAACAACGTAAGTGGGAAAGAGAGCAGACTCAACGTCAAGCGGAAGCACAGACGCTGAGAGCGCCAGCAACGATCCCGCCGGTCGATCAGTTTGACAGCCCTGAAGACTATGCAGACGCATTGGCCTATCAGAAAGCTGAACAACTGTTAGCCCAGCGAGAACAAGCAAGGCAGCAATCTGCAATTCTTGAGTCTTATCACGAACGCGAAGAAGAAGCTCGGAGTAAGTACGACGACTTTGAACAAGTTGCCTACAACCCGAAACTTCCAATTACTGACGTGATGGCTGAGTCGATCCGAGCCTCGGACATAGGCCCTGAAGTAGCTTACTACCTCGGTGCCAACCCCAAGGAAGCGGAACGAATCTCTCGTCTTGCGCCTATCGTGCAGGCTAAAGAAATTGGGAGAATTGAGGCCAAGATGGCCAACGATCCTCCCGTGAAACGAACCACGTCTGCGCCAGCACCGATTTCGCCTGTCACTGCTCGCTCCTCTGGGGGCCCAGCCTATGACACTACTGATCCACGGTCTACCAAGACCATGACGGATTCGCAGTGGATTGAAGCTGAAAGAGCAAGGCAGATGAAAAAGTGGCAAGCGCAAGCCAACCGCTAAACAATTTTTGAAGGATTTTTTCCATGTCTAATAGTATCTTAACGATCGACATGATCACCCGCAAAGCTCTCGAGATTCTCGAGAACAACCTGGTGCTCACCCGTAACGTGAACCGTCAGTACGACGACAGCTTCGCTGTTGAAGGTGCCAAGATTGGTTCTACACTGCGTATCCGTTTACCCGACCGCGCTCTGGTAACTGACGGTGCCGCCCTGCAAGTTCAGGACGACAACGAACAGTTCACCACTTTGACTGTTGCTTCACAAAAGCACATCGGCGTGAACTTCACATCTGCTGAATTGACCATGCAATTGGACGACTTCGCAGAGCGTGTGTTGAAGCCTCGTATCAGCCAGTTGGCCTCCAGCATTGATGCTGACGTTGCCAATGCGTACAAAACCATCGGTAACACCGTTGGCACCCCAGGCACCACTCCTTCTACTTCTTTGGTCTTGTTGCAAGCCCAACAGAAGCTGAACGAGAACGCTGCCGTGATGTCACCACGTTACGCTACCGTCAACCCAGCCGCTAACGCTGGTTTGGTCGAAGGCATGAAAGGTTTGTTCAACCCCACCGACACCATCAGCAAGCAGTTCAAGAACGGCATGATGGGCACTGGCGTGTTGGGCTTTGATGAGATCAACATGTCTCAGTCAATCAAGCAGCACACCACTGGCTCACGTAGCGCAAGCGCGTCTACATTGGTCAAGACACCTGGCGTGACCAGCGAAGGTTCATCCACCATTCTGTTGGAACAAGGTTCTGTGTCAACAACAATCAATGCTGGTGACGTGTTCACTATCAGTGGTTGCAATGCTGTTAACCCACAGACCCGTGAATCCACAGGCTCTTTGTTCCAGTTTGTGGCTTTGACTACCGTCGCCGCCTCATCTGGTACTTGGACTGTGACCGTTGCTCCTATGTACTCAGCTAACCATGCTTTGGCTACTATGGACGCGCTGCCTGCAACTGGTGGAACTGTGACCTTCGTGGGTGCTGCTTCTACTCAGTACGCTCAAAACTTGATCTACCACAAAGACGCGATCACTTTTGCGACCGCCGATTTGTTGTTGCCTCAAGGCGTCGATATGGCTGCTCGCGCAGTTCATAACGGTATCAGCTTGCGCGTTGTTCGTCAGTACGACATCAACAACGACCGTATGCCTTGCCGTATTGACGTTCTGTATGGCTTCAGCACAATCCGTCCACAAATGGCCTGCCGCATGTGGGGCTAATCAAATGGGGCTTCGGCCCCGTTTTCTAAATCTTTTCAAAGGAATAAATCATGGCTACATTACCTAACGGCGCAAGCGGTTACCAAGTTGGTGACGGCAATCTTGGCGAAATCAGTTTTTACAACACTAGCGCACCTGTCGCATTGGCTGGCGCGTCTGTCACTATCACCGCAGAAAATTTGGCTGCTGGTGTGTGCACTATGGACTCCGGCGGCACAGACGCAGGTACCTATGTGTTTCCAACAGGTGCATTGCTTGACGCTGCATTCTCTAGCCTTAAAGTTGGCTCGACATTTGATTGCTCTTTCATCAACATTGGTGATAACGCAGCAAATGACGTGACCTTTACTGCTGGCACGGGCAACACCCTAGTCGGTAACGACGTGATCCAAGATGCGCTGACCAAAACCAGCAACACATCTGGCACGTTCCGTTTCCGCAAAACAGGTGACGCAGCGTACTCAATTTACCGCGTGTCTTAAACCTAAATGGGGGCTTCGGCCCCTATTTTTTAAAGGAAAAAAATCATGCCAAATACAAAAGCTGTAGGCGTTGCATTTGAAGATGCACAACTTGACGGCGCAGTCATGGGTAAATCTGGTGGAACTGCTGGGTTCTACGGTGCTACTCCAACAACTAAGCCTGCGGCCAACACTGCTGCCTTAACTACAATCACGTCTACTGCACCTGGTACGCCAGACTTTGCAATTCAAGACTTGACTCAAACAACCCCATTTGGTTTTGTTACCAAAGATGAGGGTAATTCAGTGTTGTCGGTGATTGCAAATTTGCAAGCCCGCGTAACGCAATTAGAAACTAAACTTCAAACTCTTGGTTTGTTGTCTTAAACCAACTAGGGGGTTAATCACCCCCTTCTTCATATGCAAATTTATCTCCAACACGAAATTCATGGCCGAAAAATAGCTTACATGGAAATGGAAGCTGAGTTTGATGAAAAAAATGGCTGGGTGCGATATACTTTAGACACGCCTGTTGAGGCGGCTCCTGTCGTCAACGAACTGGAAGTCAAACGTCGTCGTAGCCGATCACCAGAGGTGGTCGAACAAGGAGCATA